ATGTCAGGTGATACAGTGAAAAAATTGGTGAGGCGTGTGAAGTTTGTTGATTACGGAAGGTTTGGGCTTTCCGGGTACTCGCTTCGGGTAAGGGAGCGCAGTGCCATGGTAATGAAGCAGCTAAAAAAACGAACAAAAAAAAGCGACAATTAAACAATATGTCGCTTTTTATATTCATCATTTTTATCTGTTTCATTAAAAAGCTTTGCGTACATGATTTCTAAATACTTCATTGGATGGATTATATATTTCACAATTCTGTTAAATGCTCGCGATCCCAAAATAGACGTTACTCCTAATGCCATCGTAAAACATAATACTAATCGAGTATCAGGGTTTTGCTCATTTAACCAGCTGTTATGCGTAAATAACGGGAAGACAAAGATCATATGAAATAAAAAGATCGCTAGTGAGTGTTCTCCCCATTGGGTTAATTTATTTTCGCCAGCACCAACTGCATTTAATAATAAGAAAATGCCTAACACTGCTAAGGAATAATGAAAGAATACAATAGCAGTATAACTGTGATTCTCTATATGGAATTTTTGATAGCCAAGAAAACCAAAAAACAGCTGATCAAATTTATCATGATGAAAGTCTAATATGATCAATATCAATGCAGAGACAGCTAAAGTGGAAAACAATTTAAACTTAAATTTGTCTAATGAACTATATATTTTACTCATCAGATCGCTTGAACAATAAAAACCAGCCAAGAAAAATGGAAGAAAAACAAAAGTCCTTAATATAGAAAGCGTTTGTGTATGCATATTGCTATAGTATATTTTGATAAATTCTATTATCTCATCTGCGTAAAACCTGGAAAAAAAGCTTGCAACCAGCAATAAAATCAACAATGTCGGTTTTATGACATTTCTGCCGTTAATTTTCTTGAGAATGATAGCTAATGCATACCAGCTGCAGAGACTGACAATATACCACAAATGAGTATGCGGTCTTCCGTAAGTAAATTGAATCACAGAAAAGTTACCTGCGTAGTAACGGTACACACAGTAAAAGGTTTGAAAAATAACATATAACAGAATGAGATTAATAACTTTTTTGATTGATGGCCTTTTGGAAAAATAACCATTTAAAAAAATAAAAGCAGGCATATGGAATGAATAAATGAATTCAACCATATTTTCCAGCCCGCTTTTACTAACACCCAGCAAATGGGCAAATACAACCAGAAATATCAATACACCTTTGACATTATTTAATTTAATATCTTTTTGCACAGTAAGACCACCCATAAATACAAAATTCGTCATATTCAGTATGGTTTTACTAGCTGAAGATGTCAATGTTTTCTTTCTACATAACTAATAAGGCACGGATTTTCTCCCTAGTCGCAGGCCCATAGATACCGTCAGCAGTTAGACCGTTAACAGACTGAAAACGGGCAACTGCGTCAGCTGTTTTCGGTCCGTAAACGCCGTCAATCCCATTGTTAACAGCGCCTTTATCAGGGTAAAAATACAGAGCCGCAAGTGCTCGTTGCACCTGAAAGACGTGTTCTCCTGAGGTATAAGGTGTTGTCAATTGAATGATACCATCAGGGAGCGGATAGAGCTCGGGTTCTTCAGTGGATGATGGAGCACTTACAATTAATACTTGTCCAACGCGAATAAGATTCGGGTCTTCGATATTGTTCCACTCTTGCAGCTGAGCAACCGTAACACCAAATGCTCTCGCTATGGATGTAAGCGTGTCGCCCTGTTTCACGACGTAAGTTTGGCTGCCGCCTCCCCCAATTCCTGCTTTGAACGAATCCCACGTATCTAACAATTTTCGCGGACATTCCTTCCCTGACCAATACTTATGAGGGACGACATTGGCGAGACTGATATTTTGTTCAGCCATTAATGTTTTGATGAGCCACTGGGCATTTGCTGTTGCTTTTGCAAAATCGCCATCGGCATTTTCGCAAATTTCAATTCCGATAGAAGCCCGGTTGCCACTGCCATTTCCGTCTCCCGCATGCCAGCCGTTTTCATTTAAAGGCAAATGCTGATAAATTTCTGTATCATCAACTGTAAAATGCCAGCTTGTCGTCGTATCAGGATTTTTCAAATAGCGGGCATGCGCTGCAGCATCTGCTCCTACTGCGGTATTCGCTGTATTGTGCACCGTAATGTAGAGCGGCGTCATTGCGTAGCCTGGACGGTTATTTGCGCCAACCGGAATAAAGTCTTGAATAATGTTAACCATTTTCATCTCTCCTTATTTCGTCAGATTATTGTCCCTTAACAAGTCGCGCTGTTTTTTCCCTTTTTCTGTTACATAGTTGTTTTTAAACCAAGCGGCAAGTGTCGTTCCAATTGTAAATGCAATGGAACCGGCTGAATAAAGGGCGTCAGCGAGCTGATTGACCTGCTCCTCCTGAATATCCAATGGTGATTTGCCGAGCATCAGCATGGTCTGGTTGATTAAAGCAATTAAAAGAAGCACCGTCCTGATGACCGTGCCCTTGTCAAACGTGTTCATGAAAATCCCCCTTTAATGCTGCAGCAGGCTGTACATAATGGCGATGGCTCCGCCAATGATGCCTGTAGACACTGCTGTAATGATGGCACCTGTGATGGTGCGTTTAATCCACGTGGTGTTTTCTTCAATTTTGTTTAATTTTTCGTTCAGCGTCATGATTTGCTGGTCTTGCCGGTCAGACACGCGTTCTAATGCAGAAACCCTCTGCTCAAGTGCTTTGTGCTCGCCTTTCATGTCTGCTAAATCTTGCTGAAACACATTCACATCTGCCTCTTGCTGCATCTCTCACTCCTCCTTCACATGCAGATCACCTCCCTTCCGAGGGCCGAGACTGTTATGAAACCGCGGTCCCTTTTACCGAAAGAGTACCGCCGGTGATACTGATAATCTCCATGATAATCTCCTTAAACCCTTTAATATCAAAGGCCCATGCCTCGGCTTTTCCTAATGTACTGGAGGCAGTGGTAGCATCATCAGTTTTCACGCCTCTGATCGGCAGTTTCTGTCCTGACACCGATTTGCCCCAAAATTTGACTTCGCTCATTTCTGCTGTGCCGCAGACTTCAACGAGTAAATGCGCGGCACCGTCAACAGGTAAGGCAGTCCCCTCGCCGGCGGACTCTGCATTTTCATGAAAGACAAAGTCAAATGTTTTGCGAGCCTCGACTTTCAGCCGTCCATCGTGTGTTTGATTCTCCGCAAAGTCAATCTGTAAAGGCGTTTTTCCATTGACACGCACATCCATCTCACCCGCACCGACTGATTGGTATAATACAAACTCAGATTGCTGAAGATTCCCGTTCACATAGCGGAAGCGGTAATAGCGTTTAGAAAGATATACCCAGTCCGTCGCTGTCAGGACACCTGCTGCGACATTAACTGCTGCTGTCGTTGTCCAAACATTGTTGTTGTCGCTTTCTTCTATAAAGAGCGTACCTTCACGATCTGCATACGCCCAGCCCTTCACTTTCGAAATCAGAACTGCGCCAAGCCTGTCCTGTCCGAGCTGACTATATGCCTCAGTCGCCTTTAAGGAAGCATTTGTTAAAATCTCCGCTACGCCTGACAAATTCGAAACAGGTGTCACAAAATCATTTTTTCCTCCTCGATAGGGCTTTACAGCGCCGGCTTTTCCAGTCCTATCGAGAGGAAATTCATATTGATACTTCACCATCTTCATCCTCCTTTGATCTAAAAACAGGCAAAATAAAAAAGCCTTACTACATGGCTTTACCGGTAATTTCTTTATACTGGTCAGCTGTGATCAGCTTTTTGTTCACACCCTCTGCCAGATCCTCAATTGAACAGTCTTTATATGCTAATGCTTGCTTTACCATATCTGCTGTCGCCCACTCATAATAGAGGGCAAGCACCCAATAATTCATTCAGAGTAATCTCCTTTCAAAGAAAGTAGTGAAAGCTTAATACCTGCCAGCTCGCTTCCCAAAGTTTTGTTCAGCTCATCAAGCTGCTTGCGTGCCAACTTTTCCTGCGACAACTCCTGAGCGAGAAGCTCTACCTGATCGGGCGGCTCGTACGGCGGGTTTTTTTGCAGCTCCTCCCACCAGGTTTCGAGTTCTTTTTGGGTTGGGATGGGGGCGCGCAGGTTCCATTTTTCAATGTAAGAACCATTGCCGTCATTGCGCAGCTCAAAATCCTTTCTTGGCACAGCGTCAGGGTATTTGTACATGATTGCGTCGTATAATATCATTTTTGCACCTCCTACCGTGCAGGATAATTTCGGCCGCCAATTTCTGTTATATCAAAATAGTTATACCAGCCTAAACTATCTGTGATATAGCGTTGTGTCTGCCCGTTATATCCGACATATAAATAAATCTCAATATAGTCTCCCTTGTTGACAGATACTGTTGCTGCTCCATATATACCTATATTAATGTTCGTATTATCTTCGGGATTCGAAGGGCTTATTCTATAATGCGCGATGTTTTTATATCTACTCCCATTTACATATATAGAAGTTTCATAGTTTGCATATTCTAGATAATTTTCTATATATATACCAGCATTGACTAAATACATTCCGTCATTTGGTACAATAAAACGGTTGTTTGTAGGGTCGAAGCAATTATGGCTATCTTTTATTTTCCTATTGTAATTAACTTTTTGAGACTCGCCTTTTATTAACAACTGTTTTCCAGTAGTACCAATATTCGCGTGAGCAAATCCAGAAATTTTCTGCCATGCCGTCCATCCTGAATCTGCCCACCAATGGCGGATCCAAGAACCTGTGTTAGTAAAATAGGAGCTAGATTCATTTCCAGTTCCATAAAAGTATTGAGAAAATCTATAATTACTGTGTTTTTCATTTTTTACAATTCCATAGGTAAGCGGGTATCCTGTTGTATTATTTGCTCCTATATCCATAAAAGTCAGCCCAGCTGGATACTCATTGCCGCTTGTTCTAGCGTCTTGAATTGCATTGGATCCTGTAAGAACTGTTAATTTATTATTCGTATAATTAGAGTCAACATAGTTTTTAGCATCAGCTAAAGCTTTATCTGCTTTAGCCTGAGCGCTGGTTTCAGTTTCAACCTTGTTCCATCCTTGCCATGCAACAGTACTTCCATCATAATAATTCGTAAAAACGTTGTTTCTGTAATCGGTAGCTAAGACCCAACCAAACATACCTTTCCCCTCAGTTGATTGGCTAGTAAAATGAAATACTCCTCTTATTGAAAATGGGGATGGAGCGTTTACAGCTTTTCCATGTGCATAAAATGTGCCCATACCTCTACCTTGATCAATTATTTTTTGAAGAATGTCCTCTCCTTCGTTTGCTGCAATGGACACCCCTCCTATATCACTTGTTATTTTAGTAAGCTGAGCTCCATTCCATTTACTTCTCTCAACAGATGTAATGTGTATTGCTGAGTCCTTAGCATGATTAGATACCTTTTCCTCTGCCCCTGCTGTTGTCTCTAATTCAATCCAATCTGACCAGGTTCCTCCTGAGATCGTCTTTCGATACGTTTTATTTGTATTGTCAAAAGCGATAATTTGCCCGTAATTTCCAGTCGCATTAATTGTCCATATGCCCCTGACTGAAGTGCCGGGACCGTTTAGTGTATTTGGTGCAGAAGCAAAATGAACCAATCCAGTGTTCTGTGGAACAATTTTATGAAAATCATCTGTTTCGCTTAAGTATAGTTTTCCTTGACCGTTGTCTGCAGTAATTTTAAAAAGCTGGCTGTTATTCCACTTGTCTTTTTCTGCTTGTGTGACATGTATGTCTGAAATGTCTGCATGAGCGTTCACTTTTGTTTGAGCGCCCTCTGTCGTCTCCAATTCAACCCAATTTGACCAGATACCGTTTAAGAGAGTTTTACGAAAAGTTTTATTATCATTTGTCACCACAATTACATGACCATTTAATTTGCTGTCGCTGCAAGTCCAAAATCCTCTTCCTGAGCCGCCTGGTGAATTTAGAGGCGTGCCAGTATAAGAAAAATAAGTCAATGTAGGATAGTTCAACAGTTCCGTATGGAAATCACTCGTGATATTGAACATAGGCTGTCCATCATCTTTTGTAATCTTAGATAATTGACCTTTGTTCCATTTCTCTCGCTCTTCCTCTGTAACATGCCGCACCTGATCTTGCTCATGCTTGTCAAAATCCTTCTTCGCCGCCTGCTGCACATTATCCACGTTCCCCAGCCCGATTTGCGCCTTTGTTGTGTTGTGGGGGTTGTTCATGTCGTTTTTGTGGGCGGCCAGGTCGGTGTGGGCGTCTTTTATGCCTTTTTCCCAGCGGTTGACGTCATCTTCGTTGATTGGGTCGTCCGGAAGCCAGTCTGTTTTTTCTTCGTATGCCATGTTTACACCACCTCAAAAGTAAATCTGAAATCGAGTGTTCTGTTTTCGCTGACGTCCAGGTCAGTCTTTCTCTCTGTAATGACGTTGCCCAGCTCGTCAAAAATTTGTACCGTTTCGATATGCTTGATGTCTTCCTCACGTTTTGTCAGAACGGTGACGGTCGCACCGTCAATGGCAAGCTCTACTATTTCTGTTTTTTGGCCGTTGAGCAGCACGTGATCGATTCTGCTTTTTAGATCAGCCGCTGTGCGTTCTCTGTATATGGTTGAAATCAAGTTAAAACCACCTCATTGTTGTTAAGAGTGACAGAATAACCGACCTTGAGCTCACTGGCTGTTCGGTATCTGCGGTGATTCAGGATGACTGTATCTTTGATTTGTAGCGTCTCATTCAATCCGCCTCTGAGCGTATACGCCAAATGAGCGGGTTTCATGTTTTCTATCGCTTCGATCAGCTCATTCATGTGCTGGAGGTCATCAACATTGATATCGACGTTAAATCGGTATTCGCCGGGAAGCAGGCGGACCTGTGCAGACGGGTTTTTCAAGAAACGGTTTACCGCCTGCTCAATGGCCCTGTATGTGATTGGCGGGATGTTCGACATTTTGGAAATGAGCCTCAATCGTCTGATCTCATCAGTGTCACCTGATTCACGCGGTACGTTTAAAATCTTTTCCCAGCGGCTGAGCCCCCATGTCGCCGTCGGTACGAATAACTGATCCGTCAGATCAAATATGCTGTCATTTTGTTTATCAAACTCAGGCGCTTCCGCTTTCAGCAGCTCGGCCATTTCTTTAAGGCTGGTGAGAAACGGCGGCAGATAAGCTCGCATGTCATCTTGTTTGCTCAATGATCTTCACCTGCCCAAGCTTAGGAATTTCCACGTCGCTCAGCACCAGATTTTCAGACGTGCCGTTGATTTGAATATTGGAGTAGTCACTGACTGACGGTGAATTATAGACGATATTGTTAATTTGAGAAAGGCGGATGACGTTATCTTCAAAAGCCATTTTCTTAAAGAGATTTAAAACGCCTTCCTCAATTTCTGACTTCACTTCATCAATTGAGTGATTGATCTCAGGCAGCACTTCGGCAGAAATCTCAACTTCTTTCCAGACCGCGCTCTCCACTGTGACAACGGCTCCGATTGGCGCCTGTCCCTCTCCCTGTCCTGGTTCAGGGTCGATATAATCTTTCACTTTTTGAATTAAAATATGAGAAGCGGGCTCAAGATTCGCATTGGTGACGACAATTTTGACAGTGCCTTCACCGTTCCAAAGCGGGAAGATCTTTGCCTTTCCCACACCGTCCACTTCCTCAGCCCACTCTTTATAATGCATTTTATTGGCACTGACGGCCTCACGCCGAACCCTTGTAAAATACCGTTCCCGCAAGCTGTCATCTCCCTCTTCCTCGCGTCCCGGAATCAGGATTTCTTTGACAATGGCCTTTTCTAAACCGGGAATGGTATCCAATGACAGTAAATTGCGTCCGGTCAGATTGGCGTTTCCCGCTTCACCAGGTGTTTCACAGATGAGCGTCCCTTCTGCCGTATATTGAAAATAAAGATTATCCACGTAAAAGCGGGAGCCGACAGGAATAGTAACTCCAGATGTAAACTCTCCCGCTCTGACCGCCTTTGTCGCGGCTGTCCGTTCAATTCCCGCTTCCGCTGCACGCCTGTCTAAAAATTCGCCTTGTGCGGTATCAGAAAAAACTAGCTCAAGCACAGTATCTAGCCATATATAAGACTTCGCAAGCTCGGCCGCCGCTGGGGCTAACGCATTATAAATGACGCTGCCTTCTCTTGTGTCAACATCTGCGGAAATGCTGTTCAGCATACGCTCCATAATCGCTTCAAAAGTCTGATCTTCAAACATCTTCGCCAATCACCTCCTCAATCTCAAGCGTTCCTTCATCCGTCTCCACCACGAAGGACACATGAAACGCGTCGCCTTGTTTTTCAATCTCAAAATCTGTTACAGCCGATATCCGGTCATCATAAACCAGCGCCTCTTCTATCAGCCTCGGAATCTCCATCTTTTTATAGGCATCAGTCGTCTCATGATCTGTCAGCACGTCCTGAAGCTCATTTCCGACATTATGGCTGTATATAGAATACGCATAGCGTTCTGTCTGTAAGGCGATATACACGAACTGCCTGATCGCTTCAAGCCCGGTAATCAGCTCATTCGTAATTCTTCCGTTTTCAAAATCTATTTTGTACGTTTGCGAGGTTTCAATGACTTCGCTCTCATCTTCAAAATCCTCAAACTCTACTTCTGGTGTCAGGGCCATGATGCCCACTCCTTTTACATGCTAAATAAAAACCCCTTCGTACTGAAGCGGTTTTGTCTATACCTTATCTAAAATAAAAAACGATTGCCCGCCAGTCAGAGCCGCGGTCATGAGGCGATCCCCCGGCTCGAGTGCATCGTCTCCTCCGGACTGCATTCGTTTTGGGATAATGATGGCGTCTTCCGGTATGATCAGTTTGCTGTTTTCTTTTAATTTGATTTCCACAGGAGAAACCGAAACGACTTCAGCCGGGAGCAGTTCCACCGGAGACTCAGCATCAACTGCGCCAACAGCCAAATGTTTTATAGCCTCACTTAATCTCATCAGGATACTCCTTCCGGCATCGTATTCTTTTCGACAACATCGATCGTCATCGTATGTTTCGTTCCTTTAAATTCATGCCGGTCCGTATCTACCCAATAGGTTTTCTTGATGCCGGCCTCTGGAATCGAAATATAGACGGGCAAGCCGCTCTGCACTTCCGGGATGCCCACTGCCTGAATATTTTTCAGTTCTTTTTTCACGCCCTTTTTTTCAGCAAGGCGTACATCTGCCCGCTGCTGAAGCTGTGCCTGGTTGATGTCATCTGTGACCGTTTCCGTATATTGAAGCACACCGTATTTATTTAAGCCTGAACTGTCCTTAGCAGAGGCTTTATATGTCTTATTGTCCTTTTGCCGGCGAAGCACCACCCGAGTAGCAGTGTCATTTATAGAAGTGCTGTATTGGTAGCCTGTGATATTGACGCCCGTTTCAAGCACCCATACCTCTGACGGATCTGGCCAAGCGCGCAGACCGAGCTTTCCTTTTTCCGAATACAGCTGGTAATGTCGTCCTGTCTGGCTTTTCGTCTGTTTCAGCGCTTTTAATATGATGTCATACAATGTCGTATCATTTTTAATGACAAGACTTTTGATCGTATGGCCTGTGTTCGCGATCGAGGTTGTCGGTATCTGGAAGTCACTAGCAATCCTTCTGATGATCTGGTCGGCCCGCTGATTGGAAAACACGTACATATCCTGGTTTTTGACCAGGTACTGCAGCATGTCATAAGCGCTGAAGGAAAGCGTATGCTCGTCCGGGGTTCTTGCAAAAACAATGCCCCGAAACAGCTCTTTTCCCTTCCATTTAAACAAGACCGTATCTCCTTCTGAGACACTGTAATACGTCTGGTCGCCCTGTTTGGTGACGATGGTCGCTTCAATGGAGCGCGGCGCCTGATAACGGTGGCCTTCAAGCGATACGCTTTCAGCAACCAGCTCAAGCCACTCTGTGTCTTTAATGACGAACAGTTCTATCATCATACATCACCTGTTTCATTGCGGTATCTTTAATTTTTGGCCGGGAAAAATCCAGTGGCCCGGCTGCCTGATGTTCCGTTTGCTTCGTTTGATCATTGCTGTTTTATTGGCGTTCCAAATTTTGCGCCATTGAGTGCTGTTCCCGTAAAATCTGCCTGCAATGTCCCATAGCGTGTCTCCCTTTTTCACTGTGTACGTCTTCGGCGCAGCCTTCGACGGACGTTTTGCCTTTGTTTTTTTCTTCTGCTTGATTTTCCGCGGGGAAGCGGTTTTGTATTCTTTTAATACAATATCAAAATCCCGATCTCCTATTTCATTGTCTCCCTCACTATATTTAAGGCTTTCAATACTGCATGTCATATTGATTTTTGTTCCCGTAATTAAAAATTGAACAGGCTTTTTTGCCTTCATCCATTTTTCAATTTTCGCAATGGCATTTTCCGGAGACGGGAGATTTTGATATTCAGCTATCGGCGTATACTTTTTTGGAAAAAAAGAAGAAAATGAAATTTCTTTTGCTCCGGGTTCTTCAATAAACGTTAGTTCACCCAATCCCGTTATCTTTACTGAGTCATTTTGTACACTATTCGCTATATCAATCGCTTCAGGAAGAACAGGGAATCGCAGCTTTTCTTTCCCCTGTGATATCCAAAATTCATAGATAGACTTAGTCAAAAGCCACGACCCCCTTTGTTCCGGTGTTAATGTCTTTTTGTAATTCATCAAGTAATGCCTGCTTGATTTTCGAAACCAGGCCATCAGCATCCTGTCCATTATGGAAATGCTGATCGCCGTTAAACTCAATCTTTATTTCTTTCGTTCCGGCTGTTTGTATCGTTTGCCGTGTGCCGGATGTAACTGCTGAAACTTGACCTGAAGAAAGCTCAGATTGCTCGGATTGAGACGGATCTGTCACTTCCATTCCCAGAGCTTGCGCAGCTCTCTGAAGGAGGTAGCGGCCGCGGATGCCTCGCTCCTCCGGAATGATCCATTCCCGCTTGTTTCCTTCACCGACACGTGCAATTTGTTCTTTCGTAATCAGTCCGCCGTTGGCATAACCAACGTACGGACCGCCATGATTCAAGCTTTTAATCCCCGGCACATTATTGATTGACCCATATCTGCTTTTAATGTAGCCGATCGCAGCAGCTGCATTGTGAATCGGGTTTCTAATGTTACCCATGCCCGGCGCTTTGTGATCATTAAAGGTACTTGGGATCGTCTGCATCAGCCCCTGTGACGGATGCCCTGCTTTTGCGTTGCTGTCCCACAAGTTAATTGCATTCGGATTGCCTCCGGACTCATGCTGCGCAATCGTCATGAGTCCCGGAAGCCAGCTCATCGGTGTCTTGGTGGCCATGAGAGCAGCCATAATCCATTGTTTTACGTTCCCGCCCATGGCTCCCATTCCGGAATAGGCAGCCGCCAGTGATCCAGCTTGTTTTTCAGCATATTTCTTTACATCTACTGAGCCAAGTCCTTTGACAACACCAACTGAAGCAAAACGCCCCAAGCTCATCATGACACGGGAAGGTGAATGAATATCTAGCTCCTCACGGAAAGCCTGCTCCACTCTCTTGGCCATATCCTTTGCTGCTTGTTTTACTTCACTGGATTTAGAATTCATGCCTGTCACAAAGTTTCCGATCAAACCGGAGCCCCAGCTGTTCGATGTGTCTTTTGAACGCAGGAACGGTTTGTCAACATGTGTACTCACATACTGTGCAGTCCCTGTTTGGGTTGAGTTTTGTCCTTGCGCAAAGCCTTTGACCGTTCCTGTGCCCCATGAAGACGATTTGTTCACAGTGGCTTGATACGGCGTTTTAACTTTTGATTGCAAAAAGCCGTCCGTTCCGGTTGCTGTACCGTTTTGGCCCTTGGCATACCCGCTTACCATTTGTTTACCGTAATTTGGTGAAGCAGAAATCATTTGTGTAAATGGCGTATTGATGTTTTTCTTTTTCCAGTCTTCCATTTTGACCGGCTGATCGCTGATGCCTTTACCAAAGCCTTCTGAAAATTGCTGTCCGAGTGTGGACGCTTGGCCTGTAAGATTTGCAGTGTTCATTGCTGGGGAGGCTGAGCCTGATAGAGGACTGACAGCTGCTCCTCCTGAAACAGATGCTGGACTTCCGCCAGAAGACGAAGCTGCTCCCATGTCGTCTACAACTTGCATACCCAGCTTAGACGCCGCTTGTGAAAGAAGCATCTTCCCCCGGCCTCGGTTGTTATCAACCGGGATAACGAATTCCTTGCCGGCTTCACCGATCCAAGAGATGGTTGGTTTGGTGATGTAGCCGCCTGTGGCATTTTTATCCGGATCCTTACCTTTATTCGGGTCACCGCCGCCGGTTACAAAATTAATTACTTTACTAGCTACGCCGCCAGCTTTATCCCAGATTTGCTTCACCCAGCCGAACGCTTTAGAAAAAGCATCTGAAATCGCTTCTCCCACCTTTGTAAGAGGTTCTTGAATATTCTTTTTAAACCAGCCGCTCAGGCCTTTCCAAATGTTCTTAACGGTGTCTATCGCTTTTTTGAAAGCATCTGAGATTCCCTTGCCTACATCTGAGACTGTATTTTTGACCGGGTTCCAAACTGTATCCATGAACCATCCCGATACCGTACTGAAAACACTCTTAATCTTATTCCAAGCACCGGTCATTTTATCCCAGATTGTAGTTGCCGCTCCTATTACAGCAGATTTGACTGGCCCCCACACATTACTCATAAACCATGAAGCAACTGTACTGAACACATTTTTAATCGTCGTCCATGCATTTACGATTTTAGACCATATTGCTGTTGCTACACCCACAACTGCTGATGAAACCGGCGTCCAGACATTGTCCATAAACCATGTTGCCACCGTGCTGAATATCGTTTGAATCGTTGTCCATGCATTTACGATGTTGGACCATATGCTTGTTGCTACACCCACAACTGCAGTTGATACTGGCGTCCAGACATTGTCCATAAACCATGTTGATACAGTTCCCCAAGTATCCTGAATGGCTGACCAGGCATTTTGCGCACCCTCTGTAATGCTGTTCCATGTATCTTCTAGAGCGCCAGCATCAATTGCCTTGCCTAAACTTTCACCGCCGAAAGTACCGGCAATTCCTCCTACAACACCGCCAATAGCGGTCCCGACTCCCGGCACAACGCTTCCAATAGCTGCTCCTGCAGCGGCTCCTGCTAAACCTCCGCCGGCTGAACCTACTTTTTCACCAGCATTATCCTTATTGATACCGGCTAAGTCAGTAAGGGACAGTATTTCGCCTAATCCTGGTATTCCTTTTGCCGCTCCTTTTAAGCCCTTCAGTCCGCCTTTTAAGCCTTTTGATTCACCCAATGTTTTCAGAAGGCCTGAAAAACCTTTGCCTGATGCTCCTTTAGCAGATTTAGGTGTATTCACAGGATTTGTTTTATTCCCTTTTGTTGATGAACCGTTTCTATTTTTGACTTTTTTGCTTTTGCCTGTACTGATTCCGGCACAGCAGCAACCACAAGCCCCGCCCCATTTGCCGCCTGACTTTTTCGATTTTGAACCTGAAGATTTTTGGTTCATAGAAGGTTTTTTAGTGCGGTTTGAATTGTTAGAAGTTGAGTTCTTTGTATTGGCTTTTGAAGCTTTTTGTTTGCCTTTGCTTCCGCTGGATTTGCCGCCAAGCAACCCGCCAATATCCAGATTCCCCAGCTTCTCAGCAATGCCTTTTATAATTTTTTCAAAAAACTCTCCCACTTTTTCAATAATTTTATCAGGGCTGAATTTCTCGAATTTCTTGGCGATTTTTGAAACAATGTTATCAACAAACTTTTCTGCTTTATTAGCGATTTTATCCGGATTCAGGAAATTAAATTTCTCTGAAATTTTGTCAACAATATTTGTTACAAAGTCTTCCGCTTTAGTAATAATGGCGTCTGGACTGAATTTGCTGGCGACATCATCTACTTTTTTCATAAAGGAATCTGTAAACTTGTCAAGCTCGTTAAAAATGGTTTCCGGGCTGAATTTACTTACGACATCGTCCACTTTTTTCATGAAGGAATCTGTAAACTTGTCAAGCTCATTAAAGATTGTTTCCGGGCTGAATTTACTTACGATATCATCCACTTTTTTCATGAAGGAATCTGTAAACTTATCCAGCTGCTTAAAAATCGCTTCTGGACTGAATTTGCTTGCGATATCATCCACTTTTTTCATAAAGGAATCTGTAAACTTGTCAAGCTGCTTAAAAATCGCTTCTGGACTGAATTTACTTGCAATTGCATCCACTTTACTCATAAACGATGTTGTGAATTTAACCAGCTGCGACAAAATTGTCTCTGGACTGAACTTTGTCGCAATTGCATCCACTTTACTCATGAACGATGTTGTAAATTTATCCAGCTGTGCCAGAATCGTTTCTGGACTGAACTTCGTTGCAATTGCGTCCACTTTATTTATGAACGATGTTGTAAACTTATCCAACTGTGCCAAAATCGTCTCTGGACTGAACTTTGTTGCGATTGCGTCCACCTTGCTCATGAACGATGTTGTGAACTTATCCAGCTGCGACAAAATTGTCTCTGGACTGAACTTTGTCGCAATTGCATCCACTTTACTCATGAACGATGTTGTAAATTTATCCAGCTGTGCCAGAATCGTTTCTGGACTGAACTTCGTTGCAATTGCGTCCACTTTATTCATGAACGATGTTGTAAACTTATCCAACTGTGCCAAAATCGTCTCTGGACTGAACTTTGTTGCGATTGCGTCCACTTTATTCATGAACGATGTTGTAAACTTATCCAACTGTGCCAAAATCGTCTCTGGACTGAACTTTGTTGCGATTGCGTCCACTTTACTCATGAACGATGTTGTGAATTTATCCAGCTGGGACAAAATTGTCTCTGGACTGAACTTTGTCGCGATTGCGTCCACCTTGCTCATGAACGATGTTGTGAACTTATCCAGCTGCGACAAAATTGTCTCTGGACTGAACTTTGTCGCAATCGCATCAACTTTGCTCATGAACGATGCTGTGAACTTATCCAGCTGTGCCAGAATCGTTTCTGGACTGAACTTCGTTGCAATTGCGTCCACTTTACTCATGAACGATGTTGTAAATTTATCCAGTTCTGTTAAGATTGTTTCCGGGCTGAACTTTGTAGCGATTTCATCCACCTTTTCCATGAATGAAGCAGCAAATTTGTCCAGTGCTGTCAAAATCGTTTCTGGATCAAACATGCTCGCAATATCTCCTGTATTTCCTCCTGCTGAAGGCGCTCCTTTCTCGGAGGGACCTGAGCTTCCCATGCTGTCAATTCTTTTCTGCAATGAATCCAGCTTATTTGACACCTTGTCATTAATAGCGAGCTCAAGTTTGTTGTCTTTTCCTGTTAAGGCATCAATACCAGCAGAAATACGACCGACTGTTTTCATGACGTGATCAATCACGCGTATCGTAACAGAGTAACCATTTTTAAGTGCAGTTTCCATATAGCGCTGTATTTTTTGCACAGCCGGCAACACTTGATCTTCTGCACTCAGCATAATCGTAAAGCCTTTAAAACCTGCCACGAGCTCTCTTAATCGTTCAAACTTTTCGGTTGCTTGGTCACTAGCATCTATTTTAATAGATACAGATGACGGCAATCCCTGCAATTGAACATTAACCTGCTGAATGATACTGCTGGCTTTATCCTCAGTTGAAATGGAGATCATTTGGGAGCCAAGCTTTTTCTTTAATGATTTTTGTATGCGATCAATTGTCCTTAATACAGTTTTGCTTTCTTTTCGTACATCAATAGCGCTTTTTCGCTGCACCATTTTTCTAAATTTTTCAAGTGCTCTAAACCCATTCTGGATCTTTCTTAACTTTTTACTTACACGGTCTTCCATTTCAAACCTTGCTGTCAGCTTTGCCAATTACGATGCCCCTCCTTTCTTTGCTTGTTTTTCAAGGAGATCGAGCTTATATCCGATCAGTCCATACAACAGCGCTTTATAGTTTCTGGGCGCTTCGTAGAGCGCCAATAAATCTGATGGGGAATAGTGAAGCTCGTGCATCGCATAGTAGAGATACACGGCTTCTTTATGCCCATCCTTGATTAGTTTTTTGCTTCGTCTTCCAGATCCTCTAATTCATCTTCAAATCCATTAATCTCAATCGCTTTGTTTAACCAGTTCGCATACTCGCCTCCAACTGAGAGCACGCGTTTCGCAACTTCTACCGGGTCAGCCGTTTTGTAAGCTTCTCGAAGCTCTTTTGAACGGAAGTCCGGATAAACGGTTGATTCAACTGCGATTCGGGCATAAAAGCGTTGGCTGTCTAAATCTTTTACACGGCCTCTGCCTTTGACATTTTTATACGTTGTTGTTTCTTTCTCCAATTCATCAATGCGCTCCGTCGTGATCGCTTTAAAAATAAATGGCACGATGTTCCCTTTTTTATCAACAAAACGCTTTGAGATCGGCACTTTGATTTCCTCAGCTTCAATTGTTTTTCCCGGCATAAAAAAGGAAAGATCATATACGTTTTCGTTCTTCTCGCTCATGTAAAAAACTCCCTTGTCTATTGTTTGGTTTCATCTTTAAAAAACAGACCTTTCTGAGAAAGGTCTGCGTATGGGCTTGATTCAGCTTTGATTAAAACGTGTCAGATAGCTTTTCAGGGACGTCGAAGTCTTCGAATGTAAATGGAACTTCTTCCTCTAACGCTTCTGAATCGACATCAAGGCTTGCGATTTTCGCAGAGTCAAAGTTGACGTCGTACAGTGTGACTCGCTCTGTGCCCCGGCCGGAGGATTGATCATCCAGCACAGCTTGGAGCGTGAAGTAAGGGTCGCTGCCTTTTTTGACATAGTCCATCATCAATAGCACGAATTTTGATGTAACTTTATAGAACGTTGCGGTCCCTGTTCCATTTGCCCCTGTTGTCTTATGGCCTGTCATGCGGCGGCCCATAATGTTGACTTCAGATTTGTTTTTCTCAACGTTTGCTTCAAATGTTTTGATGTGCGCCATTTCCTCACCATCGAGAAATAAGCGGCCTTCTTTTCCTGAAATTGTGTTTTGTGCTTTTAATGCCATATTAGTTTACCTCCACATTAAAGTAGAATTTTTCTGCTGCGTCGACAGGCTGAACAGCCAGGTCAATCAAGAAGCCGTCACGATCTTCATTCATTGAAATTGTGATATCTTCATCGGAATCAAAGCCAGTGATGCCGCCCGCATCCTGAAGCGTTGTCATGTATTGCGTGATCATCGTTTTTACATACTGCAGTCCGTCTTCAGATGCCGGGATATCGCTTCCGCTGCCTTTTCTTGATTTAATTAAGGCTTTCAGCTCGCGTGTTAAATCATTATTCACAGCATCCAGGACACGAACGATTTTGTTCTTCGCAAATTTCTTGTTTTTCTCAGCTGTGAACGTCACGAGTGAGTTAATGTCCTTTTCTACGCTGACGGATTTATCACGGGCGTCGAATGTGAATAAAAATTCACCTTTGCCCAGACGTTCAACAATCGTATCGTGGTCGAGGCGGTGTAACACATCAACTGCGCCTTCGTACTCTACAAATGTAAGTGATTGGTTAAAGGTTGCTCCTGCACTCGCTCCAGCTACCCAAGCTGTTGCTTTGTCGGGTGTAACTTCCGTGCCATCTTCAAGCAGCACACCCTCAGTTACGTTGATGATGCCTTCATAATCACCGGCATAATTGGCTGTGACGCCTTGCACTTTTTGTCCTTGGCCGTCGCGAAGGCGTTTAATGAAAGCAGCAAACGTCGCCTTCAACTGGTCACCTTCTGCAACAGGCAGCGCAATCACATCAAAGCTCTCCGTTTCAGCCGCGGCTAAGAAATCTGTATAATCGGAGTTGACAGGGGCTTTATCCGTACCGCCAGATAAACGGATTCCCGCGGATGCATTCAGCGTCTCAGCTGCAGTGTCTCCTTCTGATCCAGTGAGAGGAATCGTTGAAGAAAGATCGCCTGTTCCGGTAAAAGTGACATAGCCGTTAGCTGTTAATTCTTCAGCCTTTTTGACAGTCTGTTTATCAACCTCTGATTCGTCCATATATGTTGTCACATCGAAAGAATTAGCATCCAGCACATTTTGATTGATGCGGATGATAATGTCATTTCCTTTTGTTCCGCCATATACTGCAGTTGCTTTGACGCCTTCAGCAATATCAGCAGACGCTCGGACACCTTCGGTTAGACGGTACATCAATACCGTTTTCGCATTTTTCTTCGCTTCACGCAGCAGCAATAAAGACGGGTCATCAATGCTGAGGCCCACTTTTTTGTTTAGGTCTTCAACGCTGGAAATGGAGACGAACGTTTTCGCTTCGCCCCAGCTTGATGCGACCGGAAGTGCGACTGTTCCCCGTTCACTGAGTGATACCCGCTCCTGTGCCGTCGTTTTAAAGTTAAAATAAATGCCTGCACGTTCTTTTTCTTTGCCTGTTGTAAATGTTCCGCCATTCATGATGACATGACCTCCTTGGTTAGAAATGTTTGAATCAATTGGTTGGCTTCTGATTTCGTCATACGTGGTTGATCCACGCCAAATAAAGCCCCCTGAAGAATATCCGGCTTAACGCCGAACAGTTCCTTCGCGTGCTTAATCAAATCCGCTGTATCAAATAGAGCTTCTCGGCTCTTTGTATGTACAGCCTTCTTCTGTTGTTTGTCCTTTGACACCGTTTATTTCACCCCGCTGTTCATGTCGATATCCTGTAAGACAGGCTGTTCTGTTTTGTGATAATAATATCGGCTGCTCCACCTGATCACCATGGCCGCCTCGCCCCTGTCCCCTACCCTTGTCTCGATTTGGGAGATGCGAACCATATCCCCCGTCTTCTCACCGGATCCACTCAGCAGCGGAATCATATTTCTCGCTTCTCTGATGGCATCCGCGAGCCTGTCCGCTTCATCCAGTGCCTGAACGGAGTCCAGATGAAACAGTTTTACATTGAGACTGTAGGTTTTTTTAAATGTGGAGACCGTATCTGTTTCCTCGAAAACAGATGGTGGCGGGACGTATAACGACGGCACCTGAAAGTGATCAGGAAGCTCGCGTTCATAAATGGGAACAGACCACCGGCTGTACAAAAACGCCATGATCGATCCTGTTTCACTGTTCATCCTGCTCCTCCTTTACAGCTTCTTCAGCCACTGGCGCAGTTTGCTTTCCAGCGATTTTTCAAACAGCTGTTCATATAAAAGCAGTGCATGATCCCAGTAGCCCGTGCCCGGTATCCATTTTCTCTTGAGCGCCATTCCCGTTGAAGCCGCTGGATCATAAATAAACCGTGAGCCTTGAAAACGCCCCGGCACCCATCTCACATCTTGTTTTGACGTCCAATGGCCGTCATTAAGAAATGAGGAGTAATCAAGCTGTGTCCCCACCTCAAGCGAAAGCCCGCCGCTTTGCACAATCCAGAGATTGTCCTCTGCGCCTTTCTCAAAGGAACTGAGCAGTTTTTCTGTATCAATCGTTTGTGTGCTGATGAGTTCAGATTGGACGATCTCCAGAAAATCTTGCCCGCACTCCTCAAGCCACCGGGACGCCTGTCTGGAAAAACCGCCTGAAGCCGCTTCTTTTAATGCCGTGTTCAGCTGTTTCAATCCCGCTATTTTCATAGGCTTTCATCCCTGACTGCGACGACCTCCCAATGATGATGCCTGATCCTTTTCGGCAGCTTTAGTATATATTTATGATTCTCCCAAATGATTTTATCGTTCACTCGGATGTCCGCTGACAACGGAAAATGGACGAGAAAGCTATGATATACAGTTTGATCCGGCTTCTCCTGAATCAGCTGCTGTGTTTTTTCGGTAAAATAACAAGGGACATCTTGTTCATCGGGTGTATCGGGATATGAAATCACCGGCTGCAGCCTGTCTGCCGGAATCCCAAATCGGCCTGCAGACGGCGCTTGGGCTGCTTCATGATAAATGTCGCAACGGTGAATGAGCATCTGCTTGTAGCTCATAAAGATCTCACCTTCAGTCTGGAGGATTCAGGGACGTAGCCCGGCTTGATAAACTCTTCGAGCAAATGATACACCTCAGGCCGCTGAATCCCGCCTTCTCCGGAAACCGTGTAGGAATAATCCCCCATTTTCTCAGACTGATAGCTTGATGAGGCAGATTCATCGCTGTTGACAAGCGCAAAATACTGGGCAAGCTTTACTAAAGCCAGCTTCACCTTACCGGGCAGCGGATCATACAAGCTGTCTTCAAAGCGGTGGCCCGTGATGAGAGCCGCTTCTGCTTCCGCCTCGATGATATCCTGCGCCAGCAGCTCTTCCGGCCTGTTTTTCACCCGATCATAGACCGAATAGGAGGCTACGTCAGTCGGTTCAATGAGCATGAGCTGACCACCTCGTTTCTATTATTCTTTTACGTTAATTAATTTCGCGCAGGCATCCTCTTCCTCGAACTTGCTGTCCAGCTTGGCCGTTAAGACAATAATGAATTTACGGGAGCGGATGTCTTTGTCGACTTCAATTCGGATATTGCGGGAGAAGCCGAGAATGATATTTTTCGGATGTGTGAGAATGATATCAGAAGCGTCATATTGCGCGTCTCCCTCACCGACTGTGTACGGCTGAATATTGGATACTCCTTTGACCGGTACGCCGAATGCTGTTGACAAGCCGCCCTGAACAGCCTGGTCCCCAAGGTTTGTCTGGCGGTCTGCCACGCGGTCCTTCCATTCAACTTCTAAGCCGTGAGACGTATAGAATCTGAATTCCTGAGGGATGCGCAAATATTTTGGCGGAACTGCCTTTAAGCCTTTCTTGAATGTCGCTCTGGACAGTTCTTCACCGTTCATGTCAACGATATGGGAAACCGCCTGTTTACGGATGCCGTCCAGCTGTGCCAGATACGGATCAGCTGATGCTGTATCACCGTTAACGATCAGCTCTTCAATATCAACTGCTGCGCGCTCTGCTAAAATTTGCATGATTGTCTGCTGCAGGCCGTCTTTTTCAATATTGTTTTCAAGTGTGTCATACGTAATGTTAATTTCCGCAATGACTTCCTTCGTGTTCAGCTGAACAGTGCTTGTCGTTGGAACTGTCAGCTCGTCGTTTGACAGTGCTTTTCCTTCTTGCGCAGCCCGCAGAATACGCTGGCCGAAGCCGATTTTCTCAAATTTTTGCGAGTCATTTTCCATTTGAATCACGCGGGATTCACTGAAAATGGTCGGCGTGTTTTGCACCATGCGGATAAAAGCCGATGCTTGCGCAGGGTTCATAAGCCCGCCGCTTTTTAAAGCAGAAAGCGACATTTCCGCTTTCCGAATGATCTCTTGATTTCTCAATTGATTTCCTCCTCCTTGACTGGTTTTACAGCAGTCCGCTCCAGATTGATTTTTTGACTTGCTCTGTATTGCCGCCCGTATCGTCCGCTGTCTGCTTAGAGGCGCCTCGCGCTTTTTCCAAAGCCTCGATGCGTTCGATCAGCGGGGCAAGCATGTCTTCAACGAGCTTTTTCAGACGCTCGTCATCACCCGTCTGCTCCGGCTTTTCCTCCGTGTCTGTGTTTTTTTCAATCCGCTCAAGCCGTTTGAGCAGAGGGTAAAGCGCATGCTCGAATGATTCTTTCATGTCTTCTTTTCTCATTTCTTCAGTCTCCTTCCCTGTTTTGTCAGCAAGCATTTGCTTGAATACACTAAAGAACCCTGCTTTTTCGACCGGTTCTTCTTCATACACATCTGCAGTGCCAGCCATGCTGTAGCCGGTGATAATTCCAGCCTTAATCTGTTCCCACACCTCGTCAGACGCTCTTGTCACGAGTACCCATGAGCCCTTTGTAATCCGCTTTGACCCGATCATAAAATCATCGGGCGCCACATAGGACTCGACCACGACGCCGGTTCCGCCCTCAAAGCTGTGATTGATATCAATCTCCCGTGCCTCCGCGAGAAAACCGTGCGCCGCTTTTTCAATTTCCTCGGCGGTCATAAAATCGCCGTGGGCATCAGGAACATCAGGCTCATACACGATTCCGTACACGAGCTTTTGTTCATCCTGCTCACTTTTTGTAAACAGCCGAACCTTTTTTTCAAATGACGGAGGTTCGGCTGACTTCGTAAAGAAAAATTCTGTCTGGTTAGCCGCCTTGTCCACATAACTGACAAAGCTGATTTTGGCATTTCTTAATTCTCGCGCCACCTGCTTGATTCACCTCCCTTCAGGACGTTTTGATATCTTCGATGCTTTCTTTCAACTCCTGCATGAGCGCAGTCAGGTTTGTCTTTTCCGCATCCTGTCCTGCAGGCCGTTTATAAATGTCCTCCGGCCACTCCTCCAGTGTTTTGCCAAGCACCCGTCCGGCAAGGTCGCGTAAATCATTCGGCGAGACTGCTCCTGCTGTAATAAAAGGACCGAGCACCTTTGCAATCTCAAGCGGATCACGAAAGTCTGGTCCTTTTAATGTCAGCCTGACGTCATGGATATTCAGCTCCGGCAAAAGCAGCGTATTCAGTTTATTCACGAGCGTTTTTCGCTCCGGCTGAAAAACCTGCTCCTCCGTAATTTTTCTAGCAGTATCAGCTGTCGCCCGGTTGTATTCCTGGGCCTCGCCTGTATACAGCGGCGGGAGACGGAACGCGGAACGCAGCTTATTTCTGCTTTTTTCATCGTATTCAAGAAACAAGGCGTCGTTTTGGAGAATTTCAGCCAAGGATTTGATTTCCACGGAAACCGGCGTAATATCCTCGCCTCCGTGGAGATCCTTTTCTTTTGCGATTCCTTCCGCTTCGATCAGGAGAAATTTATGGGCGTTTTCCACGCCTTCAAGATCATTCATGTATTCCTGCAGCTCCCGGTAAGAAGCTTCAGACAGCATCCCGTTTTCCACTGTAATCGCAGCGGGGACGTGACGTCCCTGCTTAAAATACATAAAATTGAGCTCTTCTGCTTTTCGGGCCCCGTATAAATTGACAATATTGCCGATCCAGCGGGGTACACCGTATACGCCGCTTCCGATTTTGAGGTGAATGGCTTCATTTGCTTGATACTTCTCTGCCAATGTGTTTACATATTCACCTGTGCGAATATCCATTTTTCGCGGATCGCCGTATTCTTTAAAAAATACTTTCTTTCCATTGATCATCTGCACATATTTTCGGAAGCGTTTTTGCCTTTTGATCCTTTTCATTTTCCCGTTTTCTTCATATACGAATGAAACCTCTACAGGCTCGCCTGCTCCGCATACACGCATATATTTCACATCTAAATATTCGATGCCGGCAGGTTTTCCCGCCCCGTCGCGAAGCACTTCCATAAATCCGTTGCCTGTTTTTTCTCTGTCTTCGATGGCATAGCCTAAAATCATTTCAGCTGATTCATCAAAGTGAAGACATTTATAAAAGGCTTCGAGTCTGGCCCAGTCTTTTTCCGCTCTTTTCTTTTTTGCCTGATCGACATCACTTGCGTTGACATCAAATGTGTACTCAACATCGAATCCAAAGCCTGTAATATTCACTCTGTACGCATCAATGCATTGCTGAAGAATGGTCGAGTATTCGGCAATGGTTTTGAGCTCGATGATATTGTAGGGCGGAGCGATAATGTCCTCTCCGTACAGCTCAGAAAAGTCATCTTCATAGATTTGCTTTGTCTGAGGAGCCGCGGCATTGGCTTTAAATACAGTTGCTCTGACTGTTTGATTGTGCATGATTTATGACCTCCTCCTTTCTCTGTTCGGCCGGATTCGTTTGTGTGCTGTCTCTTTCATATCAGCAACCTCATAATCATCAATCGCATACCAAATGGCAGAAAGCGTATGCGGGTCAATCGTGAATTCATCCTCAATCAGAGCTCCGTTTTTATCTTTGGCATACGTAAGTGTCTTGAGCTCATAGATGACATTTTCACAGCGATCCGAACAGAAGATTTTTTTGAACCGTTTTACCTTTTTGGTATATTGAAGCCTGGAGCCGGGAAACTTTCTGGCTCCAACCATCCGAAAGCCCTGCTGGCGGAAATATTGAATGCTTTTCGGCTCAGCCGAGTCGGCTTTGATCAATTCCTGTGTCTCAATAAACTCACGCAGCTCCTCAGCCGTCCTGTCATCTGTCATTTTGTTTTGATAATACTCCCAATAAATGTAGAGGTATTTTTTCTCAGGATCTACAGCAAGCCGGACGACGGCATTATAGGATTCCTCGAATCCAAAATCCATGCCTGTACGAAAGATTGGCTTGCTGATGTCTGCGATACATTTTTTCACTTGATCATGCGGGAGTACCTCGAACTGCGGCAGCACCCTGATCCCGTTGACGCCGAATCGTCCTTTGCGGGCAATCCGGTACAGGTCAGGATCATACTCTTTGAGTCCGTCAAGCTGTTTCAGATAGCTTTCCGGGAGAAAAAGATTGTCGTTAGCGGTGGAATGATGGTAATACGTATCTCCCTTCACAATTGTCCGCTTTTCGTAAAGTTCGCTGTCATCCAGCACAAACCGTTTCTTGCGTTCATCCCGAAAAAAATGCCTATACGTCCAATTGGAGGTGCCGACGGGATTGGTGGTACAGATCATATGAAGCTTCAGCTCAGGATGGCGAAGACGTCCGATTAATTCCTTGAACCCCTCATACTTCACCTCTGAGCACTCTTCAATCCATATTAATGAAATGTTATGAACCGATTTTAATTTTGCCGGATTGTCCATTCCTTTGAACATGATCCGGCTGCCATTGTGAAATCGCAGCTGCAGCGGGGAAGAAAGAGATGCCACAGCCTTTGTGAGACCGAGCTCTTCGATCACCTCTTGAAACAAGGCGAAGGTCGAATCCCGATGGGTATCGAACACCTCCCGGATCACAAGGGCCGTCCGTTTTTCCTTCAGCAGCTTTAGCACGATTTTCAATGCAGTATGATAGCTTTTGGAGGAGCCGTAGCCGCCGACGAGAAATTGGTACGTCTGCTCCCAATTGAACACGTAATCTTCGAAATGAGGATTGATTTCTTTTACAATCATGACTTGCCCTCTTTTCGTTTGATCATAATTTCAATCGGCTCCTGGCTGTCATCTGTTTTCTCCGCTTTTTGTTTGGCAAGCTTCAATTTCTCATTTTCAATTTTTTGTTTAAATTGATCTGGAAACAAATCAAAATATAAGGACAGCTTCTCAAGCGCCTTCATTTTATCTGCAAGCTTGATGGCAATGCCTTCTTTGCCAAGCTTTGCTTCCGTTACAATGGTGCCGTCAACGAGCCCCGAGTCTTTGACATCGACAAAGCTGATTTCCTTCATAATCGGGTTATCATCTTCATCAAACAGCGGACCCGATTTCCCGACAGCCTGGACCTCTTTTTTTCCAAAGGTCACATAGTCCGTAATATCCGCAAACGCGATCTTGATATAAACCTGCAGCACATCCATCGCTTCAATAAACATCTCATTGACCATTTCTTTTTTTATGCGTCTGATTTCAGCAGCGACCTTTTCGTTTTTTAAGAGCCGGCTGCCCGTCACATGAGCGCTGTCCGGAGAATAGCCCGCTTTGATTGCTGACTGTGTGGCATTGAAGCTTTTGACGTAATACAGGCAAAACAGCCGCTGGCGTTCATTTAATTCATCGTTGTCTATAGGGCGCTGTTTTTGTTCGTTTTTGGACGCAGAAAACAGGGCCTCTTTCCATTTGTCTTGTTTTTTCCAGATGCCGATTGTTTTCGCGGAAACACCGATTGTGTCCGCAATCGCCCGATTTGTGATCTTTCCTTGATGTTGTTGATAGATTGCTAATGCTTGTTCGCGCTGTTGTGTTTTCATGCTACGGCATCACCGCCACCTCCAGCATGGTTGTTTATTCATAAAAGCGGCTGATCATGCCAGCCGCTTATGTGTCATGCTCTATTCACTTATAGGTGGCAAACGTATGACAAGCTTTCAGGCAAGTGATCGATTCATTTCTTCCTGCTGTCTTTGCATCTTTAAACTCGCCCGTTTAATCGTCGTTTGCACTGTCGATTTTTTTACGCCGAGAAGATCGGCGATCCGTTCATAAGAAAAACATTCTACCTTATGCAGCAAAAACATTTCCTTTTCTCTGTCCGTTAACAGGGCTAATGCTTCTCGAATTCTCTCTCTGTCTTCTTCTGATACCTGTCCGTCCGGCTCAAACATCATAGCGCTGGAAAATGATTCGATGATTCTCGGGTCTTTGATCATCAGCCGCTGGTAGGCATCACGCCGGTCAATCGCCCGTCTGATGCCGGGCTGCCTTCCTTTTTCAAGCCATTCTGTTACATATTCAAGATCAGTAATCATATTTCTGATGATTTTTTTATCCTTCAGCTCTTCAGCTGAGAGCACGGATTCATCTGCCTCAGCGAGCGGTTTATATTGGTTTCTTGTTTGTTTGAGCGTACGTTTATATTCAAATAGTAAGTCTTGCATTCTATGATCCTCCTCATTTTTGGCAAATAAAAAACGGACACCAATCAACGCACAAATGCTGTGCAGTTGATCAGTGTCCGCAGGCTTTCCGTCTTGGACGTATTCTGTTTTCGCTTTAATTTAATTTGTAGCCGATTTCAAATTCCACACGGGCAAGATCGCCCTTTCTTGTTTCGACGAGCGTTTTTCCATGCTCCGGCGCTTCTGTGATCCATGCTTCTTGCTTGATGCCATCCACAATAATGACACGGATTTTCCCTTCCTCCAGCTGGCTCTTAAGCGTGATGGAATCGATATGCAGCAGTTTTTTAGGATGAATCATGTTTTATTTCCTCCCCTTTTCGGTGCAGCGCTTGCTTCAGCTTTTTCTAATAGCTGAATGATGCGCTCCTTTGAATGAACAGAATTCCCTTTCAGAAAATCAAGTGCTGCTTTAGACGCTTCCAGCAATTCAGGCGCAGCGGCCATCAAAGCGGCATTGCTTTTTTGCGAATAAGAGCTGAGGTCAAATACAGCGGCAATCAGCCGTCCGTTTGAATATGGGAATCTTTCTTTTTCTTCTTCACTGTAAGCTGAATAAATATAGATCGGTTTCGTATCCCCGCACGGGACAGCACGCCACGGCGCAGGGCTTTTCTCTGTCTGTTTTGTTTTTTCCAACACTTTCACTTCCCGTCGTCCTTATACCATTGTTCAATGTTTTTTTCTGTTCGCTTTGCCCGAAACAGCAAAGCGATTAGTGCAGTCAGCTGTTTAATCATAGATATTCAGCCTCGCTTTTCCCGCTGTCAGCATTTGCTCCAGCTTTTGAATGACAGGCGTTAAGTCAGTGCCGGACCGGCAGTTCGGACATGGATAAAAAACGACTCCAATACCGGTATGTTCCACAATGACTTTCTTTGTTTGACAAAGCTTACACATTATCTGACGCCCTCCAATCTATGGTTAAGCTCGTAGGCTGCTCCTTTGATAATCACTAAATAGTCACTGCACATCTCATAGATTCTCGTGCCGAGCGCTTCATCGACCCGTACAAGTCCTTCAATTGTCAGCTCGCTCGAAAGCAAAATCGGTTTATGATTTAAGTAGCGATAATTGAGTACCGAATACATTTGCTCTAATTGCCAATCTGTAGCGCGGGGTTTGCCGTTAACCGGTTTAAACAGGTCATCTATGAACAGCACATCCGCCTGCTTCATCCGGTTCAGCTTCGCTTCTAATAGGGCAAAATCATTTTTCAGATCAGTAAAGCCTTCCACGAACGGAAAATAAATGACAGGCACATAGCATGTTCTCATTAATTCGTTGGCAGCGGCAGTCAAAAGGTGTGTTTTCCCTGATCCGGGCTGTCCTAAAAGGGCAATGCTGTTTTTTCGGCAATCCTTGATTTGTTCATAATCGGCAACATACTCTTTTGTACACTCAAATGCGTCTTTTATGGCCTGCGGCTTTCCCTCCGTGCGGAATTCCTTGAAGCCGAGCTGTCTGAAAGCGTGGGTAATCTCACTTGCACCCAGCAGCCGCTTCACTTTCCGTTCTGCCATGCAGCTGCACATCGTCCAGACTTCCAGGCCATTCTGCCTGACGAGATAACCTCCCTGATCCTTGCAGCGCAGGCAATCATACCTGCTTGCGTCTGATTCGGCCGGTTTGTCCGCCAGTAATGGACGTCTCCCTCTTCTCAGCTCGTCCAAAATCTGTTCGATTGTTCGTTTTGTCATGTTTTTTCATCCTCTCATGCTGAATTGCGGCATTCTTTTTGGCTTGCTGCGCGAAAAATCTGTCTTCAATGAATTTCGAGCAGTAGCGAAAAGCCTTGATTGTTTCAGAAGCGGCGGTCCGCCGGTTTTCAAAAGCCTGAAAGCATTCTTCAAGCCATTTGATTGTTTGCGTGACAGGAACGCCGATGGCAACAATGCGGGCGATGGCTTGATAATCTCTTGAGGAAGGATACACGGTGCGTCCTTCTTGAGCCGACCGTAATTGTGTAAACCGCTTCGCAATGTGATCCACTGCATCATCAGCAGCAGTATATTTGTTTGTTTTATCTATATCTGTACGGTCGTTTGTGTCCGGTGTCTGCGGCGAAAATGGCCGTTCTTTTAGACTCCCGTGTACAGTATTGTCCGATCTGAAGCTGAATTTTTTGGAATGCTTGACCGAAATCATCAGTCCGTATGGCGCACGGACGGCCTTTATGTAATCATGGTTTTCGAGAAGCTCCAGCCATCTTCTGACGGTTTTTTCACTTACGCCGAAGACTGCCGCCATTTCTCTCGCTTTTAACGGCTTATGGCCGAGTACGATGCCCCAGCTTACGCCGTCTTTTTCGATTTCTTTTGTTGTTGAGCTGATAAACCAGAGAAACAGCCATAGCGCCGGGCCTATTTTGTCATAATGTTCTGAATTCAATAACCCTGAATACGTCGGAAAAGGATAGCTTTTATCGTTTTTCATTGTACACCGCTTCTCCCTTTAACATCATGTATGCTTGAAACTGCTCTTGCGTTTCAAAGTGGAACACCGGAAGGCCGCATGCCGTAAACGAAATGGTGCCGCCGGATTGTCCGAGATGGCGCTGATCTATGGGATTTTCACTAAAAACAATTTGGATTGGATACATGTGATCACTCTCCTGGTTTGTTTTCGATACATTTCGTATCAACTGTTACCAAGTATAAACGATACGAACTGTATCATCAAGTTATTTTTGATACTTTTTTTATCATAACTTTATTTTGATACATATTGTATCTATAATCATAAGTAACGTAGGGAGTTTAAAAAAGAGAGGTCATAGTATGATAGGCGGCAGATTGAAGAGTCTCAGAGGGAAAAGGACACAGGAAGAAATCGCATCACACATCGGTGTGTCACGGGCACGATATTCCCACTATGAAAATGGGCGAAGCGAACCTGATTACGACACACTCCAAAAGCTGGCTGATTACTTTCAAGTAACGACTGATTACTTATTAACGGGAAAAGACAAAAAATCCGATGACGATATGTTCTCAGATCCGGACCTGCAGCTTGCATACCGCGATATGCAGGATTTTTCCCCAGAAAGCAAACAGCAGGCCATCGAATTTATCAACTATTTAAAAGAAAAAGAGAAAAACCGCAAACCGAAAAATAAATAAATCGTTCTCTGTTCTCTAAAACATATAAAAAGTAGACCGATATAAAGAAAAAAGTGTTTATTTTTTAAAGAAAAGGGAAAGATTTCTACACTACTTTCCAGTCCTATACGGGCTTTTCTTTCTCGCTAAAAACAGAACAAATGTTCGAAAGGGAGTATTCAATTGGGCGATTACTTATCACATCTGGAAGAATACGTTAAAAATTTATACGGCCGGCTGGGCATCACATCCCCTCATCACATTGACATGCTGAAAATCGCAAAGGATCTGGATATTTGGGTGCATTTTGAGGATATGGGGAGCATGATGGTGAAATACGACGGCATGTACAGTATCGTATTGAACCAAAAAAAGTCACGGGAAGAGCAATGGGAGGATTTTGGCCATGAGCTGTGCCACGTGTTAAAGCATGCAGGCAATCATTTTCAGATGAACAAGCTCTTCAGAGAGCTTCAAGAATTCCAGGCAAATCAATTTATGTACCACTTCTGTGTGCCAACCTTTATGCTGTTGCAGATGGAACTGCCGCAATGGAGAAGCCAGGCACTCGCCACAATTGCGGCGGTATTCCGGGTAACAAAGGAATTTGCTGATAAAAGGCTTGACATGTTTGAACGGCGTAAAGCAGGTATTCAATTTCAGAAGCGGCTCGCTTATTTATTATCTCACAAGCGGCCAAATGCGTACGAGGAAGGCGATCAGCAGCACTTGCAGGTGGCTGAGGAAAAAGCGTTATATCATATTGGCAAAAACATCTGATCAAATACGGGCTAAGGATATATTCCTCAGCCCAGAAGAGAACCTAACATTTCGACATTGGGGGAACTGTATTATGCAGCCACATGGGCGCCGGTTTAAGATGAGGCGCAGATGCGAACGCAATCGGAGCCGGGATATACCTGAATTCACCCCGGCCGTCAAAGGCTTCCCCATGTGCCCATCTTCCTTGCGAGCTTTCATCCCCCCTGGAAAAGTTAAACAAATCATAGGAGACTTCTTGCTTTTCGAGCTCACGCGGGAACGTCGTCGGGACGACAATATCCCGTTCTCTTTCCTCCAGCTCTTTAATGGCCGCGTACCACATATTTTGATGATAGGTATCCCTTGCAATCAAAAATGACAGCATATCTCTTACCCCTGGATCATCGGTCATGGCATAAAGCCGTGTCACCTGAAGGCGTCCTTGGGCCTCCGCATTTAAGTTAGCGCGAAAATCGGCCAGCAGGTTTCCGCTTGAGATAATGTATTTTGCATTCCACGGATAGCCCTCACTATCTGATGCCATCGCCCCCAATCCGGACACAATCGCGTGCTGAGGATTCATCCCTGACATGACTGCTGCTATAGCTGGATTGCTTTTATAAGCATCCTCCTGTACATCCGCGGGTGCATTGTCCAGAAGCCTGGAAATCATCGTTGCCAGCATTTCTACGTGCCCGATCTCTTCGGTCCCCACATCATATAACAAATCTTTATACTTAGCATCCGCCCTGCAGTTAAACCCTTGAAACAAATACTGCATCATGACGCTAATTTCACCGAATTGGCCGCCGAGCACCTCTTGAAGTTTTTTCGCATAAACCGGATCGGGATGAGCTGGCTTTGCTTGATATTGAAGCTCTTTTATATGATAAAACATGAATCATTCCTCCCTACACTTTCGCACAATCCCAGCGTATGAAGGAATAGGCTGACAGTGCAGGTCCCGTTTCGTTTTATGTATAAAAGCCAAGCTTGACAGCTTCCACATATCGATCAAACAAATCGTTTTGTATGTAGCTTTTATCACGGCACCCAAAATTGCAGAACAGCGCGTTTCTTTGTGCCGTGCTCACCTCCAATTGCAGCCCCATTTCTCTTTTCGTCCGATTGACAATATTGTTTGGGTGTACACCTGCCAGGCGGTCTTTCTCATTAGTGAGCTCGGCGCTAAAACCCGCTTCATTCAGACGCTCACAAATGAGCTTGGCTTTTTTACGATCCGCCCCGCCGACCAATGTATGCGGGATTTTCGGATCATAATACCCGTGAAACGCTAATGCGTAATGGTGGTCATTCACTTTTTCTAAAGCCAGCGGCTCATCAAAACGAATGCTGGTGAGATGCAAGGAACGGTTGTTTCGCGGCTTTAGACCCTCAAACAAATAGATGGAACATCGATCCGAAAATGCCCGTACCAATTCACTGACCCCAGGCTCAATTCTGCCGCCGTGGGGACCGAGGACGATAAATTCACTTCCGTTTTTTTCCTCATAAATAATCCGGTATTCCGACTCAGAAGCAGAAAGGGCTGCAAAGCTGTCATACCTATCTGTCATTTTGAACGCCCCCTTTACCAGTCAGCACCAGTTTACTCTACTCATCCATGAATGAAAACCTTTTTTATAGTATGATTTGATAGAATACGCAGAGGAGGTATATGATGGGGTTTATTGATGGATTACTCGGCAATGCGTCAACACTGTCAACGGCTGCTGTAAAAGAAGAGCTTGCTCATATTTTACTTGAGGGTGAGAAGGTTGAAGCCGCGTTTAAGCTGGTTCGCGATTTGATTGTCTTCACTGACAAGCGGCTTATTCTTGTGGACAAGCAGGGAATCACAGGCAAGAAAACGGAGTTTCAATCGATTCCGTACAAAAGCATTTCCAGATTCAGCGTGGAAACGGCCGGCCGCTTTGACCTCGATTCAGAGCTGAAAATTTGGATTTCCGGCGCAGAACTTCCTGCCGTCTCAAAGCAGTTTAAAAAAGATGAGAGCATTTATGATATTCAAAAGGTGCTTGCCGCAGTTTGTATGTAA